TACCATGAGTTGAACCTGCGCCCTAGGAAGTGCCTTGGCTACAAAACACCATATGAGGTCTATTTCTCAAAGGTGTTGCACTTAGCTTGACAATTCGCCAGTGATTACCTTGATACGCAACCACATCTCCAAGATTGAACTGTGTCTGCGCAGCCCAATCCTTTGTAGCTGCCTCTTCTGTATTCTGCCAGATCATGTCTCCATCAACACAACGACCATTCCCCGGTACCGGAATTGACCCACTCGTCGTACCATCCTGTTGAACCAAGCGATAGACTTGTACAACACCTGTATCATCATACGACAGGCAATATGCTCCCTGTGACCACCAAGTCACTGGTGCCCAATCTTTTCCGATAAATGTCAGTGTCGCAGTACCTTCGATGAAATCCTGTAGCCAAGGCGTATTAACTGGGGGAACTTCATTTAATGTTCCACCAGACTTCACCTCATAGAGCCGATGATCTGCATAGAGCACATCACCGGTATTGACCTGCATATTGGGCGTAAAATTCTTTGTGATAAAAGCAGATGCCGTACTGACATATTGCCAATAACAGGCATCCAGATTTTTCGGATAAACATCTTCTCCTTCAATGACAGTTCCTTGTGTATGCGTCGGACGCCATCCATTCGATTTTCCTGCTACAGTGCATTCATAACAATAAACTGGCAACCAGCTAGAAGCTTCTGTAAAGCAATACTCACCCGTCACATATTGTCTAGATGCTTCCCACCTGCTTCTCTTAACATATTTCGCTTTAGCCGTACCAACAGAGAACTCTGCTCCACTATAATCTGCTGGTTTATTGCTGGCGCTTGGTGTAGGCAGCATCCCTGCCGCTGTAATCTGGAAATATTTGAAATTATAAAAAATTGTCTTGCCATCACTGTCAATGAATTTATCATACGTTCGGATGCACTGTCCCGGCACTACAGATAGACGTGCGGTATCACCATTATCAATCCAGTCGATTCCTCGACCAATATAATGCCAAGTTAAACTTCCCTTCGTATCATTTCCAAGATCTCGGCAGTAATTGATTAAAACAGACGGTCCTTTCTGGCTTGTCTTGCAATTCCTTTTTCCTGCAATCATAAAGTAGGCAAGATACGTATCACCATCATAACTGAAGAAATGACAATTTCGAATTGTGACCTCAGGAAATTTATAACTATCTAGCGTAGAAACAGCTTCAGGCGAAAATTCAATTTTACAGACATCAAATTCCTTTCCATCAGGTCCTTTCAGATATGCATTGCAATGATCAATCAAGATGCTACCTTCGAAGATGCGGCCATAGGTTAGATTGAACTCAAGAAGATGCGCATTCGGATAGCTGTCAGCATCCAGAGGATTGATATAGAAATTGCTATTCGTAACCTGCACAACACCTCTACCTTCACCAATCTGTATAGCATGGTTATAAAGATTGCATTGATCGATATAGAGATTGTAGAAGTAATTATGGATGTCCAGACGGTTGATACTGACCCGCTCGATATGGATATCCTTGACACAGTTCATTGCTGTCGCGCCCCAATATCCCTGTACACTAATATCATGCAAGTGGAGCTGCAGGCAATTCGTCGCGCGAATGACATAGCCAGAAGTTGCATTTGCGCTGCCTTCCTTCTTACCAGCCGCATTAAACCCAACGATATCACTGACCTCTACATTATAGGAGCCCCAGATATAGATCATCGTATTTTTGAACTGCGTGTTATGCATTTTCGTTGTATCTGGGACAAAATTGAAACCAGATACATGTGCATTATGGCACTTACACCAAAGTACCGACCCATATTTGTTGGCACTCACCTCAACCTTGACATCGCATCCCTTGAATGAATAATGTGTCGTTGGCAACATGGTGTAACTGCTTGTGAAGTGCGAGTTGATAGTCTGCGTCGTTACCGCATGTGTATTGTAATCCGATACGTCCGAGGATATCTCCAGGCCGCCCGGATTATTCCAATCATATGTAATCGGACTGCTCAACAGGCCGTCCAGTGTATGCAGCAACAATTCGTAACGAGGTTCTGAATACAAGTATCCGCCATCGTCGCGCACCGCATATGGATCTTCTTTCAGTAAGAGCAAGCTGTTCGGATACAAGCCAGATTCATTACCGCTAGTATTGATGACAAAGTTATCCTTAAGCCACGTATCCGTTGCTTCTTTGACTGGCTCATATGTAAAATAATCTGAGTCATTATCACCCCAAAGGTAGAAGCCATACCAAGTCGCATTGCAATCCCGCAACTGGAGTTCTGATCCAGATAAATCAATATTTCCGCAACATGTGATGGGCTCATTGCTATCCTTCCGGATAATACCTTCATGATTCGCCACGGTTATCAGATATCGTTTCCGCAATGTAAGCGGTTCACGAACAAAAGTATCTGACTGATAGCGATGCGCCATGCGAATAGCCTTTTCGTCATCTGTCACGCCATCCAGTTTTGCACCGAACTGTCGATAATTAACTGTTGTATCCGTAATCATGGCATACAAGTGTTTCTTCTTGACCGTTTTGCCATCACTCTCATATACAGGGACAGGCTGTCCTGTTGCATCTTTCTTTATCTGATACTCTCCTGTAGAAGGATCAATAGCCGGTGTTCCATCCTTCTTATAGACAAGTTCATATTCTGTCTCATCCGTTGTTCCCAAGTCAATAGCCCAAGGATATGCAGATGCAGACCAGAGATACCGGCAGATATAGTTCGCCCCACCGTGGTCAAATGGTACTTCATACCCCATCGTCTTGAATTCCGTACCATCGGCCAATTTTTTTGTGCCATTCGCCAAAAGATCTGCCATTGTACGAAAGGTAATGATACCTGTGCCCCCCGTCCCTGTACAATGACAACCTTCCTCCTGGCTCGGCGGCTGAATGACGATTGTACCTGGTGCCTTGCCACCACTGATACCAGACTTAACGCATCTTTCCAGGACTTCCCAAATCTCTTGCACGATATACGTCAGTTTATCCGGCATGCCCTCTACTGTCGGCAGTGGATATTTATCTCCCAAATCAACCAGCTGATTCCTTGGCGTCTCACGATAGACAACCAGCTTCTGATGGCTCGACAGCACCGCAGGACGTTCTGCCTCTGCTGGTTCCTGCCCCGGTACATAACCTGGATAATGTACCGTATGTGCTACAGCATCCACATAATAATCTTTGGCCAAGACCGTCTCTGTATCCGTATCCGCATCATAGATGACCACATGCACGTCAGCAGGATCAGCGAACTGAAATGGAAACGGGAACACCGTTGTCTTCCCATCGCCATCATAGATGACTTTCGTCACAATGTTATCAACCATTTCCATTCTCCTCTCTCATGCAAGATGCCCCACGCCATACGGCGTGAGGCATCTTTTCAGTCCTATGCTCTTATCCTATCACAGCAGACGAAGAATAACGTGCTGCACTTTATGATTTTTTCTTTTTCTTCTTGCTCTTCGGCTCTGCTGGTGGGCGCTTCGGGATGTCGCGCTCGACTGGCTTCTTGTCGAAGACAACGGACCAGATGATGTTCTTCCAGTCGTCATCGTAGCGGTTGTCGCTATCGTTTAGGTACTGCATCGTGCCAGTGATGGCGTCGGTCATGGTCGAGGTGATGCCGGTCCTGGCGGCAGTCAGGGAGCTCAAGGCGTTCAGGCCGTGGCGGGCAATCTCGCTGTTGGTGATATGCTTGACCGGCTGACGGTATTTGGCATCCTCCTCGAGCTTCTTGAGATACTCCCGGCGAGCCTTGCCCTTTTTCTTTTTCAGTTTCTCTGCTTCAGTCTGGTGACGCTTGGCTTCCTGCGCGTCGATGGCCATGTTGTGGCTGCTCTTCTTAGCCATGAGGTCGATGGTCTTGGATACCTCCTCGAAGGCCCTGCCGCCCACGGAGAACGGCGAAGCACTACGGCCATATGTCGTGCCGTCGAAGATGGCCGAGATGGCGAAGTTGACAACGTCACGGATGAATGGGAAGCCGCCCGCCGCCGTCGAAAGCAGGTTCTTCGCGTATGTATTGAAGAATCTCTGCCCGAGCGTGATCTCGATCTTCTCGCTCTTCCCAGTCTGCGGATTGATGACGGTACGGAATCGGTCTTTGTCGTCGTCGCCGTCGAGCCCCAGCGCAAACTTGATGCTGATCCCGATGAGCGTCATGATGACGAGACGATACATGACCGACTTTGCAAACGGTGCCCATCGTCCAATAAACGACGGATTCGTGCCGAATCGTGCGTGACGGTAATTCGCCAGGATGGCATTGAACTGCGTGTTGAAGAAGCTGTAGAACGTCGTCGCAAGTTTCAGAAAGGCATTCTTGTTGCGCTGCAGAGACGACTGATCCATCGTCCGGCCGCTGCCAAACGTGTCACGAACGGCCTTGTCGGCCTCCATGACAGACCGACGCTCAGCTTCCTGCAGCATCTCTTCGTCCGTGTAGATAGGCAAGTCCATTGCATCGTGCAAATCCTGCTCAGCCTTGAGGAGTTCCTTCTTTATCTCCTTGATCTTGGCCGCTTCTTCCTTCGTCATCTGCTCCATCATGGCATCGCTGTGCACGGCAAACGGCGATTGCTGTGCCGCTGCGCGGTCCTGCTCATCTGCGCTATGGCGGCGCTCCATGTCCATGCGGATGTCGCTGACTTTCTGGGACTGGCTGATGATATCGGCCTTCAGCTTTTCGACGTTCTGTTGGGCTTCCAGGACGCTTTGCTGGTGCTGAGCATTCTCCTTGCGGACTGCCGCGAGATTGCCACTGTAGACATCACGGTACGACTGCACCCAAAGTGGCGCAGAGAGTGCCAGGTCAGAGTAGAGCATCAAATCGTAGGCATGGTTGCGGACCAATTCAAAGGCGCGGTAGTCGGCATCAAAGAGTCCTGGCTGACTGCGGATATCGCGATCCAGGGAATTGATGCGGTCCTGCATAAAAGCCGACCGCTTCAGGAGCTTTGCCGATTCTTTCGGGTGAGCATAAAAAGATGTGATTGCGGCCATCGTATGCAGACTGCCCAGTTTCTCCATGACCGGCGCAATGTTCGAGATGTTCTCGACAACCGGCCAGATGCGGTAACCCATGATGGCCATGACCGAGTTGCTGCGCAGCCAGTTCAGGCCGCGTTCCAGCATGTTGGCTGCCTGGTTGTTGTTGTCTTTCACAACTTGCCAGACGTCCGTCGTCCACTGCTTCAGTATGGTGTGGTACTCACGCCCCAGCGTGTTCGCCACATGCGCTTCAAAATCTGGATGATTGACCAGTCGGAAGACATCCCGAGCCGCCAAGCGGAAGGCGATGTTGTGGATGACAGACTGGACATGCTCAGGGATGACACGGAACTCGAGCAAGAGCGGCCGGCTGATGTCGTACTCCGAACGCGCTTTGGTAAATCCTCGGCCCGTGCCAAGGACCATTGCGCCGGACATGCTTTGCTTGGCAATCTCATTGGCGTCCTGATCGGCTGCGCGGCTGGACTTTTTCGGATTGTACGAAAGTGGATAGTATCCACCCTTCATCTTCAAAGTTGTCTTCTTGCCATTCTCCGTGACGGTCACATCAAATGGCTTTGCTTCTACCTTTTCCAGGCGGACACCATTCAGGTTTTCTTCCACCTTCACAGTATCATCCCAGTAGGTGTTGATATGGTCCCAGATATCCTGTACGAACTGCCAGTCTTTAGCAGTCATATGCTCTTCTACAAAGCTCACTACGTCTGCTTCGGCAATGTCCAGGCCGCCAATCAGGCGCTGCCGATTCGTCTCGTTGCCGAGATTCAGTGCCATGCACAGGATATTTTCCTTTGACATGAGTTCCTTGCCATCAGCTGTTCTGAGCGTGTACTTTGTGTCCTTCCAGTGACGACGTTCCGAGTGCGAGTAGCCGGACAGGATGGTCTGCAGGTCAGTCAGCTCCTGCTTGACCATGCGGCTCTCTTTCTCAGCTGCCCGCTCATAAATGCCATAGATGTACCGATGGGCCTTCTTGCCCAATGCGTTCAGGATCTCCTCCGGCTTGATAATGGCAGCCAAGCCTTCCTGGCCATATCGTGCCAGGCCTTCACCAACAAACGGAATCTTTGCCAAGGCATCGTTCCAGCCCATGCCGCCCGTGTCTTCTTGTACACGGTGGCGGTTGACGCCGATTTTGCGGGCATCCGCTTCATTGTCGCTGATGATTTCCTGTACAATCTCGTCAATCGTCCGCCCGCCGATGGTCTTCATCTTGAATTTATCACGACCGGTCGTGTAGAGGATGGTCAACGCTTCAACGCATTCTTCCAGCTGGCCGACGTTGAGATCCTGGTAGCCGCGGAAGTCATCGCCCTGCTTCTCGATCTTGAAAATCTCTTCCGGCGTGTACTGGCTGTCCAGGCTCTCCTGCAGACGGCTGAACATCGTGTGCAGGTCTGCCATTTCCTCGCCTTCACCCAACTTGGCATCGGTGCGCGTCATGCGCAGCAGATAAGATAGATGGCGCAGCCAATAGCGTTCCTCGCGTGGCAGACGTACCGACTTGGCCTGCAGCATGCGCTTGGCTTTGTCAAGGCTGGCTTGCACTCGCTTCTGCATCTGGCGGGCTTCATTCGCCATGGCCATTGCATACGCCTGCCGCTGCTGGGCCATCATCGCGCTGTCCCAGTTCTTGCCGCGAATGGCCTGCTGGACCGTCCTGGCCCACTTCTTCGCTTCTCGCGTATACAGTGATACGCTGCACGATTCGTGGATAGGCTTGGCAAGGATAGCACGTCTCGCCAGCTCGCGATAGACTTTCATCTTGCCCTCATTGGCCTCGAGAACAGCCTTCTCGTTGGCCTTATCGGTCCGCGCCTGCTCTTTTATTTCCTGCATCGTCTTCTGCAGATCTTCCTTCGTTGCGGCATGGATCATACGCTGGATGGTCTGATAATCCTCTGGCCGCCACTTGGCTGAAAAGCGCAGTTTGTTGATGGCCTTCATGAGCTCCTTGACTGCGCTCGAATCCTTATCGAGCTTCAGGTCAAGATCCTCCGGCAAGTCCTTGATGCGTTCTTCGACGGACCTCATGGCACGTTCCGTCTTCGTCGTGATGTTCTTAACGAGTGCCTGCTTCTTGGCAAAAGCCGTTGCTTTCAATGCCTCGAGTTTTGCACGGTACTCGCTCGACTCCATGGCTTCCGTCACAGCCTGCTCTGAGAGATGACTCTCGGTCAGCTCTCGATCCAGCTCCTGTGCATAGGCATCCATGTGTTCCTTCAGCAGGTCATCCAGTGCTGGCGCATTCTTGAGCTCTTCTTCAAAGGCTTCCACGCTCGGATACCAGTTCAGCACGATAGACGTATCGCCGCCACTGGCGAGTATGGCCTGCTCGGCCAGGTAAACATTCTCATTCTGGAGCTCCTTGCGGAATCTCTCCCTTTCATGCTGCATACGGCGCTGGAATTCGTGCTCTTTTTCTTCCGTCAAGTCTTTCATGACCCGTTTCTGCAGCTGCTCCTTGGCTTCTGCTGTCGCTTCTTCCTGCCAACGCTTGTAGGTCTCTTCTTCGGACTCATCGAGCAGCTTCTCGCCGCCCGCCTTCGTAACATCGCGGTAACGGTCGTCAAGCGCCATCTCGTCAATCTCTTCTTCGGTGGCGATCATGCGATCCATGATGCGGCGCACCTGCAGGCTTGGCTTCGCACCGTCGCCGATGACAGCCCGATAGATGTGGATCAAGAAGGAACGGAACTTGCGGAACACGGCGCGGAGCCCTTTGGCCGGTGCATGGCCATCATGCAGATACATCTCAAAGGCACGAGCGAAGCGCTCCTGTTCCCAGATGCGCTTGAGCTTCTCAGCTTCTTCGATGTCCTGATGTTCCTCGGCATCGATAATCTGCTGCTCCCGCTGTCGGAACTCTTTCTCCCACGGTGTATTTTTATACTGCTTGGCATCGCCCTTCTTCCAGGATGCCCAGTCCTTCACGACCTCCAGCTCTTTTGCCGAGATATCATCAATGGCAGCAAGATCCTCGAGATCCATCAGAAACATGTGGCCCATCTCATGTAAGAAGGTAGACTCATCTGCACTCTCGAAGAGCGAGATGATGCGCTGTCCGTTCGACATCTGCGCGATAAAGCCATGCGTTCCCTTTCCTCGAGCCTGACTATATCCACTTTCGTCCTCTGCAGATGTATACTTTGTTGTTGCCTTGTCTACTCCAAGTGCTTGCTGTATACTTGAGATAGAAAGAGAATGACTGGTGGTCATGGCGTGGTTGCCGCCTGCGTTGTCAGCGCGGATGGGGAAACCTGGATACCGACGCACGCCAGCTTCTCTTTTATTTTTTTCTAACCACGTATCGATGTTTTGATCTGTACTATGAAAGGCTGTGCGAACATAGACCAATCCATCCTTTGCAAATTCTGCAGCCACACCATACCGTTTCTTAGGTGTGGCTATTTTTAATGCAATAGATTCTCCACGTGGCCTTCTTGCCTGTCTTGATAAAACAGCTTCCTGAATCCCGTGTTCCATTCCCTGAAAGAGTTGGGTCCACTCCTGATCGGATAACGGATGATTCCCGTTCTGAACATGTACAATATCATCTGAGGTAACGCGAACAATACCATCATCAATTCGATAATCAAAGTAGCTCTTGCCCGATTTCCCCTGCATGACGTTTTTTACGAATTCAGAAAATGTAGATGCTGGATTCCTGTACATAGAAGATTGCTTATACCCAGAATCATCATCCGCGCCTTCCATCAACCCGTACCGCTCCCGCATGTAGTCGAGGGCGGTATATTTTTTGCCGGTCTTCTTGCTGATGATGTCCGCCACGATATCGGCATGGCGGGCGAAGAGGATGGCATCGAGGCGGGCAGCGCGCGCTGTGCGGCCACCGTCGATGTCGACGTTCGTAAGCTGGTCACGGATGGCGCGGTAGACCTGGAAGCCTTCTTTGGTGAGGCCCTGCGTCAATTCCATTTCGACGCCGTTCAGGAACTTCATCGTGCCCTTGATGGCCTCGAGGTGTTCGATGTCCTTGCGCAGTTCGTCGATCTCCGGCTTGACTGCTGCCATAGCCTGGTGCTCTTCTTCGGTCGTCGGAATCCATCCCTCGAGTTTTGGCGCGGACGGGTCGCCGGTCACGACGGCCACAGCCATGTCCTCGAGTTCTTTCTCGGTCGGCTGGCGTTTGAAGGCCTTGTAGAAGGCCCGGTACCACTCGTCATTCTCGGTGAAGCGCTGCGTCTTCTTGTTGCCCTGCTCGTCCTCGACTTCCATAAGCCGGCCGCCCTTGCCCATGCCATCGCGCAGGCGCTCCAACACAGGACCGATGATCTCCTGCAGGCGGTCCTGGCGTTCCTTCATGGCAGCCGACCACCCCCTTGCCGGATTGGCCGGATCACTGTAGATGGCCACAGCAGCCATGTCGCGCATGGCCTGGTCTTCTGCGGGGCTCTTCTCGTGCAGGGGGAAGTACTGGTCGAGCACGTTGTTGATGAGCTCGACCTGCTTGTCGATAGACTGCTGCTGCCGCTTCTGCATGTCCTCGATGATAGTCTTGGCGTCATGCTGCATGCGGGCCATGCTGTCCGCTTCTGGCGAGAAGGAGACGTTTTGCAAGAACTCCGGACTCGTACCAGCCTGCAGGAATTGCTCGGTCGGCACGAGGATACTCCCCTTCTCCTCGATGGCCGTCTGCAAGGCGTCGTTCGAGATGCCTGCCGTCTTGGCTACGGCCTTGAGATTCTCGAGGCCGCCTTCCTGCTGCATGGCCATCTCCGTGTCGATATAGACCTCGGGATAGTCCGTATTCTTGAGCTGCTCGCGCAGGATCTTCTTCTGGACATCTGGAGCCTTTTCCTTGAGGTTGCCCTTATCGATAGCCTGCTGCAGCTGCTCGAGCATGACGGTGCCGGTGTAAGTCTTGCGGGCATTCTCGCCATACACCGCCTCGAACTTTGCCAGATGACGCATGGCCGCCGTCTGCCGAAAACCGGACGATACGGTGCCGCCCGTCGCGCCGAGCAGGCCGAAGCCCAGCGAGCCAGGGATGGCCTGCAGAGTACTTTTGCCCGCCCGCTCCAGGATCTCGCCTGGGCCGTAGATCTTGTTGCTCGTGTCGCCGGTGCTCCACTCTATGCCGTTGTGGACCATGTCGTCCGAGATGGACTGCAGGCCTTCTTCACCTGCCTCGGATGCCGTGATCTTGAAGATATCGCCCGTTCGGTCTTTGAGGGTATTCAGCACCTTTTCACGCGTCAGCATTCTCGAGCCTGTCTGCTCGATGATGTCGCCGAAGACCTTCCGCGCATGCGGCGCACCGGCCAGCGCCCGCGTCACGACGCCGAAGTTCGCCAGCTCGATGCCCGCATTGAGTGAGCCGCCCAGCATGGCCCAGCCGGCTGCCTGGTTCTCTGTCAGCAAGGGATTGCCGTTCTCGTCTTTGAGGTCCTTGTACTCGGCAAAGCGTGAGCCAATCTCGGGACGTGCCATGCCCGTGAAAGCACCGAGACGCAAACCTGTGCCAGCTGCCGCCGCGATGAGTTCGCGCCTTGCGACCTGCGCAAAGAAGCTGCGTCCCAGGCCATAGACAAAGCCGCCCGCTGCGCCGACAGTCCCGCCCGCTGCCGCACCGATTGGCGTTGCCACAGAGCCTGCTGCTGCACTGGCTGCTGCCGCGATCACGGCCATCGCCGTTGCTTCGCGCAGGGATTCCGATGTCGACTGCCACATCTCTGGTGCCGACTCCGCCACGCCGCCCACGATGGCGGCAATCGGATTCTCGAGAAATGACGGCGCAGCCAGTCGGTCTTCCTCGAGTTGCTTCTTGAGGTCCTCCGCCCGCTGCCGGTCGTTGTCGTCCGCCGCGCCCATCATGATCTTGTACTGCAGGTTGTCGTACTCGAGCTTGACGTTGCCGCGCTCCAGCATCTTTGTGAAAGTATCGATAATGCCATGCGTCGAGCGGACAGCATCGAGGTTGTGCAGGGCAATCGCTGCGCCTTCCTTGTCCATATCGGCTACACCCTGCAACTCAGGGAATTCCTGCCAGACGTCGTTGATATTGCCGCCCGCCGCATCGATTTTCTGCTTGTAGTGATAGACATCGAGTGCCTGCTTGTATGCCTTATTATCCTGCAAGAAGGAGTCCGCAGGGATGCCGGTACTCGCTTCAATCTGGCGAGCCTTGGTCAGCTTCTCCTCATCCGTCATGAAATACTCGAGGTTTGCATCCGTGCGTTGCAGTGCCTTTGCCGCATCGCCCAAGATGGAATCATCCGTGCGGTCGGCATAGTTCTCGATCAAGCTACGAGATGCCTGACGGAACGGGGACCGCAGTACATTCTCAACGGTCCCTTCTGTCGCAGCTCCTGCCTGCTGGAAGTTTTTATACGCATTCTCTTGTGCTTGATAATTTCCACTCGCTTCGGACTGCTGGATGGATGCATCAGTGTATGCCATCTCTAGCTGCTGCCCGCGCGTCTTGACGTCCTGTGCATTCTTCTCCATCGTCCAGGCAGCATCTGCTACGTCCTTGACCGTCTCTACAGCTCCTTCTGCAGCTTCCGTTGCCATCTCGGCCGTCTGCCGGTCGCTGTCTGCCTTCTGTATCTCATAGTTCCCTATTGCTGAGATAAACTCATTTCCCAGGTCTTCCACTCGGTCAAGGATGGAGCGGTTCGCGGCTTTATCTGCCTCTGCCTGGGCTGCTGCTTTTTCATCCTCGATTTCCTGCAGGCCTGCCCGTACTTTCTCAAGATCCATTACTGCTCCTCCTCTTCATCAATCGCTGTGTGCCTGTTTTATGTAATAATCGGCCTCTTCTTCTGAGTATCCATAGTTGCTGATCAGATACCACGCAGCTTCTTCATCATTGGCCGTGACCTCTATTGCATGACGGGCCATCTCCAAGGCGTCCGAGCTTGCGAGGTTGTCGCCGCTGCCCATTTCGCCAATATCCTGCAACAGATTTGCCGCCTTATTGTACCGGCGCTGATCTTTACGCGAGATGGTGTCCTCTGGATCATCCATACGCTCGTAGTATTCTTCCACCTCATAACGAGCATTGTTGATTTCCTTGATGGTATATTTCGCACCGCTCGCGCCGACAACAGATGTAGACGTCGAGCTGCTCTTTCGGCCGCTTCCGCCGCTCCGTCCACTGCTTGCCGGTAAGCCCGTATTCCGGTTGACGCCAAACTTCGACGCAGCCATGCCAATCAGCGTGTTCTTCTGCTGCAGGTCGAGTGTCGTGTCTCCTTCGACAAGTGCTTTGGCATCTGAGAACGAGCCTGCTGTATCAACTGCATGCTCTACATCATCGAAATAGTTTTGCTTGTTCTGTTTATACGCATTCATGCGATCCTGCAACCCGGCTTCTACTGCGCTTCGCAGGCTCTTCTCCATTGTAGGATCGTACATCGTCTCGCCCGATGCAGCCGTGCCTGTGCCTCCGCCCATATAAGCGTTCTCGTCAAAATCTCCGCCGTCATCACTGAAGTGGAAGTTATCGCCATCCGCCCACTGCTCGTTGCCATAGCCTGCATACTCGTTCAGCGGTTTCAGGCCGACATCGGCTGCATGCTCCTGCAACCACTGCAGACGCTCTGGATGACGGGCCAGGCTGTCCATCGCAATGTCAAAGGCACGGTTCTCATAGTGCTTGCTCCCTGGATTGTGCCCTTTGGTTGTACCGCCCGCCGTGACGTAGAACGGCTCATAGTCGTCCTGCTGGCCAAAGGCCTGCTCATAGAGCGCAGCCAGGGCATTGAGCTTCGCCCATGTCGAGTGCCCGAGGTTCGTGACCTCGCTTTCCTTGCCAGGTTTGACCGTGTAGTAGATTTTCTTGGAAATATCGATGCCACTACTGCCGCCTGCATTCTGTCCGCCTGCCCCAGTCCCTTTCGGGATTCTGCTCATGACGTCATCGACATACCCCTTGATGGACGGGCCATTGCTCAGCTGCTTATCCCAGGCATAGTGGTTGCCATTCTCGTCGATGGCATCCGGTTCGCCAGCCACCCAGCGCTGTCCGTTCTGCTCACCGGCATACCAGGCGACGAGTGCCCCTTCTGGCCCGTACTTGTCGTAGTACTGGCCCAGCTTGAATCTCCCGACCGCACGCTGCGCCGCTTCATCGTTTGGATCGGCACCCTCATACCCAGCCTCTTTCGACCATGCCGGCCAGTTGCCTGGCATAATCTGATAGATACCCACGGCACCTTCTGATGAGACCGCGTTCGGATCTCCATTCGGGTCCTCTTGCTGTTCCACTGATGCAAAGAAAGCTTCCTTTCCAGAAGCTCCGGTTGTCCCCTGTCCCCCTACATTCCGATAGGAGTTCTGCTTGATGAGCTCGTTGGCCTTGTTCCAATCGAATCGTCCCGTCTTCGGGTCCCAGCACTGGTTGACGATATCATCTGCTGTCGTGTAGGTCTTGGCCACGTCCTGCTTCTGCTTGACGGATCCGTAGAGCTGGTTGTAGACGTTCTGGTCCATCTTGCCGCGGTTCACCTGCAGGATCTGCGCGGCCCGGTCATAGTTGCCCGCGGTGATAGCTGCCGTCACGGCCGACGCGACCTGCTTCGTGATGGCCCCCATCAGCTCGGACTGCATCTGCTCGCCGGTCCAGCCGCGCTTCGCGCCGTAGGCCAGGATGATGCGACGCGTGTCGTTCTCGTAGTTCGTCAGGGCGTTCGTGACGTCCCATGTCATGCCAGCGTTCTGCGTGTTGATGTTGAGGGCCGCCTGATAGTCCGCCTGCTCGGTGCTCTCCCGCTCCCGGTTCTCCTGGCCGGTGGCGATGCGCTGGTAGTTGAGCATGTTGTCGTTCAGCGTGGACTTCAGGGCATAGCGGACGCGCGGGTTGTAGTCCTTGGCAATCTCCGCTGAAGTGTCCTGGATGGCCTGCGTGACGCGGTCCGTCAGTCCCTTGGCATTCTTGCCCACGCCAAGCGTCATGAGCCCCTGCTCGCCGTAGAGCTGCTCATTCAGCGAGGTCATGATGCGATTCCTCGCGTCCATGACGTCGGCTGCATCTTCATCGTCCTGCTTCTGGGCGAGCACCTTCGTGGCCTGGCCGACGGCTCCAGCGAGCGCGTTCCATTCCTTGCCGCCTGTGCCGTACACTTCCAGGTCTCTCGGAGCCTGTACGGTCGGCGGGTTGATGGTGTTCGGATTGACGACGGGCTGGTAGCTGCTGAATTTCATGTCGTTTCCTCCTCACTCAAAAGCGGAACGGGAAGTTCACTTTGCCGTTCCGGCTGTAGTAATCCGGCCGGATATCCCAGCCCGTGCTCTTGCCGTAGGACAGGACGGGCTTGCCATACGTCAGGTAGCCCGTGCCCGAGACGGTCGGGAACTGCCGGTTGGCTTTGGCCCACGTGTCCGCCGTGGTCTTCTCGTTGTAGTACTGGTACGCACCGCCCGTGCTGCTCGAGGCAGTGGCTCCGGTATCCTTCCATGGCTGTGCGACGCCGTAGACGCTGGCCGCTGTGCCGAGAATGGTCGAGAGGCCCTGCCACTTTGCCGCCCGCTTGATGTTGCTCGCCGCGGTCCTGTCATTGGCCGCCTGCGCCTCGTAGTTGCTCTCTGCCACGCGCGAGCTATAGTTGTCGTTGCGCTGGTTGGAGAGCAACGTCATCTGATCCTGCAGGTAGGCATCGTTGCTCGACGAGAGGATATCCATGGCCGAGCCGCCGAAGTTCAGGCCGGCCGCACCGGTCTGTGCCCGCTGGCTGCCCTCAATCAGGCGGCGGCGCGAGCGCAGCTTGTCGGCCTGCGCGGCGTAGTTGTCGGCGATCTGCTCCTGCTTGCGGTTCTCAATCCTGGCATTCTGCTCGGCCGCATCGGCTTGCGCCCGATACATGGCGGCCTGTGCGTTGGCTTGCTGCTGTTGCTGGCGGTACTGGAAGATACCTCCCAGGGCAGTCAGCCCTGCAATGACGCTGCACATCTCAATCTCCTCCCTTCTCTTCGGATCGTTCTGGATGGATGACGAACGGCAGGAAGGTCTCCCCGTTCTTGATAATCTTCGCGGACGCATCAAATGACGCGCCTACCCACTGGAGCCATCGGATGGCGTCGTCGTTGAATGCGCCCACCATGTTGTAGAGTGAGCCGTATCGCTTGGCCCACTCATGCAGGATGGTCCTGGACTCTTTGGCGAACGAGACGGTGTACCGCTTGATGAGGTCCGTCCCGAGGCACCAGATCAGGGCGTGTGTCCGCAGGCCCTCGTCGTTGCGCTTCGGCTGTACGCCCCAGACGGCGATGATGTTGCCGCTCTTCGTGGTGGCGTACTGCAGCTCGTAGCTCCAGTCGATGGATTCCTGCACTTCTCGCTCGACGTCATTGGTGAAAGCCAGGATCTCGCGCCGGTCGACCTCACGCAGATTCTTCGCCAGATCCCGTGCCAGGCCGTAGGTTTCTTCGCCCTCGAGGATCTCCGGCCACTCAAGTTTCCAGATAGTATAGGTCTTGTGGTTCTCTTTAACCAAGGAATGTCACCTCTCTTATGATGGCCGACAGTGTAAACGGATACGGCGTCTCATGGTAGATGTATGTCCGGCCCTCTGTATTGACGCCGTTCGCTGGTATGTTGACCACACGATCCCCCGTCACGAGTACATCCTCTCCCAGTTCCAATCGATGCGGATCATAAATAATTTCTTCAAGATTCTCCGCACCCGTGCCAATCCATCCACCAAAGCTATTCTTGAGTCGCAGGATTGCCTTTGTAACAGATTTCTCTCGGCCCTGTACTGTACCACTTTCTGTAGCACCAGCATCCCAATTCGGCTGCTCGAGAATCATCGTATACGGCAGGCCGATAACCATACGCTGTGCTTTGACATCGGCCGGCAATGTGACCTTGCCATCTTTTACTGTCAACGGATCATACAGATACCCATCCGCCAGCGCCCTTACAGTCTTGCCTTCCAAGTGCTGCAGCCCCGTAATTGTCCCTGCCGCCTGATCTAGATCGTACACGACAGCAGCATCTAACATGACATAATCCTGCTGCGACCTTGAGACATGGTCCTGGTCAAATCGCTCAATATATCGGACAGTCTGGCCATTCACATGACGCTTAATTACTACATATACTGCATCCGCACTGCCACTGTTCACCGACGCTACACTTTCAAAAGCACCGTCTGTCACTACATGCGACCAGGCATACACCTTTTGCTCGATGACATAGGTCAGCAAGAGCAACACTCCATCCGAGCGGACAAAATACAATAGCGAGTCCGGGTCCTGAGCAAAAGCATCATCCAAAATCGTATGACCATCAATGAGGTCCTTTGCCAGTAGAGTCAGGTCTACACCCATATAGGCATCTGTGTTGTAATCATAGCCAATATCTCGCACGACGGATCCACGCCGCTGAATATAGACCACACGATTGCCAATACGGATGGGTGCCACATCATTGACACCATAGTTCTCCTGATTTCTCGGTGTGATATTCGATGGTGTGACCGTCTCACTGCCAGAGATGGTCCAGGAACTCCCTTCCGTGAACACGACAAGATCATTGCCTGCATCCATGTGCTTGATTGCGCAGGCCTTACGGCTCAAGAGATCAGCCGTCACCGCGCTGTCATCTGTGACGGTACCGCTTTCTTTCTTCACATCAAAGTTCTCATAGTCTCCGGACTTGCTCATCCAGACACGCTGCGGCTCGCCCAAGCTGCCTCCGAAGACCAGCCTATCCTGGAAGAATGTTGCACAGCACGGATATCCATTCGTCTGATTCCATGCGTCCCAGTACCAATCCGCTGTATCCATCGTACCGCCTAGGGATTTCAGCACAGTTGCCTGTGCATTCTTCGCATCGATTACCCCAGTCAGCTTCACATAGCCAGTATGCGTATATGGATACGCCGAAAGACTGGCCTTGCACGTCCCGCTCGTCACTTCCGCCCGCACGCGCATCCATGTATAATCTTCTACATCGCCCGATTCCGATGGGTTGTAGTCATCCGAAGACGTATAGCTGCGAAGCATCTTCCATGGGCCATCTTTCGAATCTGCATATTCTACATAGGTCGTTCCCGTCCATGTACCATGCGTAATGACCTTCCATGTCTTACCAACCATGATGCCGGAACTCGTCCCATTGGACACGCTTACTTCTTTACCGTCTACATACTGCTCCATCTTGATGGTCTCGCCGACCTGCTCCGTCTGGAACATATCCTGCGTCGCAGTCAAAGTGATGCTCCCATCAACGTCTGACGGTGCCAACTTACAATCTACATCCTTGTTGACGTCGCAGAATGGCGGCATGTCCCATACGGCTTCTTCTATTGTCCATTTTTTTTCGGCGTACCGAGACAGTTTTTGCACTGGATGAGTACCCGAGCAGATATACATGACGTCCACCGATTGTGTGAACCGCAGCCTAGAAAGTTCCGTTTCCGAAAACGGCGTTGTCAGCTCTACCCCGAGATAAACCCCATCCCGCCAAATCCGCAGATACTTATCGCCGAATTCCAGCAGATACGATAGATCCGCAAGAAAATCAAACTCCTGCAGCATGACTCGCTTTCCTGGATATTTTACGGAGCCACAGTACACCAGGCCTGGTCTTTTCCGGACTGATCCATACGGACGTATGATTGCGTTCTCCGCCTGCTTGAGTCCAAGCTGATACTTGTCCAGGTCAATGCGATTTGAAACATCTTCTGACAGCTCGCCACCAGTGAAAGCCGGTTGGATTGCATAGTACGGTTTCATACCCATCCCCCCTCTACTATATGAATCGGGCATCGCTGTACTGATGTGGATACCGAGTGCGTCGCTCCCGCTCTGTCGCATCCTGGTATCTCGCCAGATCTACCGCCTGTTGTGCCAATTGCAGGTGGATGCTCTGTAGCTCCGTGTTACCCGTCATGACCATTGCCAGCGCACTGGCCAATAGATGTGCCAATGCATCGATAAATTCTTCGCTGAATTCCTCCGGCCCCTTGATATCTGCCGTATAGTCCGCATAAGCAATCGCTACATCTGTTAGGACTACCCTACCGACCATTCCCAGCTGAGACACTGAGAAGTCCTGACGTGATTCCCAGCGGTTTCCCGCGTGCTCTTCATCAAATACGAATCGCAAGGCCAAGCAGTCTTCCGGATATGCATATGCGTAGGCGTATCCAGGAGCTCGCTCATCTAGCAAAGCCAGCTTCCCGATCTTACCGGCAAAGCCCCACGGATACATACGCAACAATCGTCTCCGCAAGTGGTCATAGTTAATCTTGCATTGCTTCGCTTCCTTTGTCATCTCATCCAGCGAATTGATGCGGCCACAATTCAGGAACGACAGGGCCATATTGCAGATATCGATGCTGTTCATTCTCCTCGCCCCTCACTTTTTCTTGATGACAAAAGGCCGGGCCCTGCGGGGTCCGGCCCTTGCTTACCAGTCGATATCGTCGTCGAGCACGAGGCCCGCGGTCAAGGTTCCTTTGCTGTAGGTCGACGTGACCGTCAGGCGCAGGTAGCCGAGGTTGCCGCGTGGCACGTCGGCGGCGAGTGGCACGACGCTGTAGGTAGCCAACGTCTTCGGGGACTTGAAGTCCGACGTTGCGGATGTCTCGAGTTTGGTGGTCAGGGTGCCGGTCCCTGCGTCCTTCGTGACTGCTGCCACGAGGTGGAGCGGACAGCCCGATTCGCCCGGCCCCACCTGCACGATGTCCGACGTCAGATCAGAAGCCGACAAGGCTTTCTTGTTGAAGAAAGTATTCTCTTTATCCAGAATCATGATGATCCTCCTCTCTTACGCTGTCTCGACGGCCGCTTCCGTCTCGCTGATCGCATCGCACTTCTTGATAGGGATGCCGGAGAGGTAGAGCTGCGGGATGCCGCCCATGAGCTCCTGGCGCGTGATGTAGGCGTTGTTCTTGTCGTTGAGGTAGATCTCAAAGAAGTCGAAGAGTGCTGGCGACACGTAGAGCACGACTTTCTTGTCGCGGCCCTGCAGGTTGCGGATGCGGTTCTTCGCGTAGATGAACTGGTTGACAAGCTTCTTGCTGTCAGCTGCCGTCAGACTGGACAGCTTCGAGACGTCGATGTTGCGGACGAGTGCATTGGCACGGATGTCCTGCACAGCCATGCCGACCTTCCAGGAAAAGAGCGTCGTGACGGCCTGATACTCCTTGCCATCGGCATCCTGCACGGTCTGTTCGCCGAGGTCGCGCTGCTGCAGGCCGGCCTGCGAGCCTTTCGGGTAAATACCGGTCGTCGCATACGTGCCCCAACTGACGAAGAAGGCCGAGGTGTTCGTGTTTGTGCCTGCCGTGCCGCCCGCGAGGACCTGGTAACCTGCGTCGTTCTTCTCGCCACCGATGGTGTCGTAGCGGGCTGTCAGGCCATTGAAGGTGTCGAGCGTGTCGTCCGTGTTGCCGTAGAAGATGTTGGCTGCCACAGCGTCTGTAAAGCCGCCGACGAATGCTGCATCCTCGCTACGGCGGAACGCCTCGCGGTTGCGTGCCAGTGCCAGTTCCTCGATATCGATGCAGGAGCGATCTTCGAGGATGATGCAGGTATCCTGCACCTGGCGCGTGCTACTCTTGTGGCGAGCAACACCGGCGTTGATGCGGCGGACGGACGGCGTCGGCATAGAAGCGCGGACCGTCGTGCGGTTGCCAGTCGGCAGGTTGCCTTCCTTCCAGACGATGTCGTCCATGATTGGATTTGCATTGAGCAGGGCCTCGATGATGTAGGCGATGTTGCCGTCGGGGTCCACTCGCTTCTGCAGGTCGCTCAGTGTGAGCGCCTGGGTTCCCAGTAATGCCATGATGGAATTCCTCCTTCTGTGCTATCTGTAGTGTATCAGTATCTGCTGAAGTCTGTGTTGGGGTACAAGGTCTTCTCGTGTGCGCCTTCGCCCATATGGCCGGGGTCTTCGCCAACCAATTTCCCGAATTCGGCCATGAGCTGGATCATCTCGACGCGGTTGCCGGCGCCTGTGAGGTTCATCATCTGACGCAAGCCGGGGATCTTGCGCTCGGCTGCATTGAGTCCGACGGCTGCCTTTGCGGTGACGTCGTCGAACCGGCCGCCGAGCTGCTGACGTGCTTCCTGTGCCCAGCCGTCCATCGTCTGGCGGATTCCATCTGCTACTGCCTGCTGTCCAGCCTGCATGTACTGCATGCCGTAGCTTGCCAGCTTGCTTGCCTGCTCCTGCGAGAGGCCGCACTCGCGTGCCAGGGCTCCGAATTGCCCCGCCCGCTCGGCGTCGTATTCCAGGCCTTCTGGCACGACGCCCGAGAAGTCGTAAGTGGCAGGCGGCTCTGCTCCAGTCTTGGTTTCCATGTTGCCCTGACTGCCCTGGCTGCTTTGTCCCTGTGCCTGCTCGCCGCCCTGGCTAGCCTGTGGCTGACTGCCCAAGATGGTTGTCTGGGCTGGCTGTGATGCACTCGCTCCTGTATCCTGCTGGTCCTGCGTACCGCCCTGTGCTGGCGTATCGCCATCTCCCGCGGCATCGGCAGGTGCTCCAAAACGCTGGAGCCTAAAAAACAGGTCTCTCATGATGATCCTCGCTTTCTGTTGTCTGCATGAGGTCTTCCATGCGCTGCTGAAAGGCCATGTATTCCCGCTCGGCCTGCTGATATTGTGCTAAGCCATCTGCCATGTGCATGATGTTCTGCCGCACGGTCAGTGCCGCCCGTCGCTCTCCTTCGGCGATGAGCATGCGGTTCGTGTGGTCGCTATCGGGGAAGGTGGAGTCCATGATGTGGCAGCGATCCATAATCCGCATCAGGAACCATCTCCCCCGCTCGTCTGCCATCAGGTAGTCGAGAGAGGCAACGTCGCGCTTCTCCTGCTCCTGACGAGCGTACGCGATGATTCGCGCTTCTTTTTCTTGCTTGTCCATGTCATCCTCCCTGGCCATAGCCCAATGTATCGGCACCCATCAGCTGCTGCAGGGCGGGGTTGCCGTCCTGCGCTGCCTGCGCGGCATTCTTTGCGGCCTGAGCTGCCGGTGCTGCCATGTCGGCCACTTGCTTGGCCTGCTGCAGCTGTTCCATTTGGGCCTGCTTCTCGGCTTTCTCCTGCTGGATCTTCTCGTACTCGTCGTCCGTGCGCAGGATGGCCACCGGCGTGCCGAGCATGTCGGCGTAGCGGTTGACTGTCTCGGGGAAGTTGAGCTTGTCGATGACGTCGGGGTTGGCCTGCGCAAGGTTCATCAGGAATGCGTAGAACTGCTCGATGTTCGTGAGTCCTGCCACCTTTTGAGCCTGTGCGAGCGGCGAGATGTACTCGATCTTGATGTCCTGCTGGGCGAGCATTTCCTGCATTGCGGGGTCTTCCGGCTGAGGAAATACCTGGGCCCTGTCGAGGACCATGTAGACGCGCTCGATGATCTTCGAGAGGAATTCGTACTGCATGCGCTGCACGACCGGCCCGAGGACGGTCATCTTCTCTTGGTTACGCTCGATGACTTCCCGTGCGGTCATGGTCTTGTCTTCCATCTCGTTGAGCATCATGAAGAGGTTCGCATTGTACGCTTCTTTGATGCGGTCTTCGAGCTGGGTGATCTGCGCACGCAGGTCGCCGATATCGGTCTGGACCTGGAAGAGCGGCTTGACGGCTCCATCCTGTCGGACATACGTCTTGCCGCCCGGCACGAGGTTGATGCCCTTGGCGACGGTCTCTGCCGTCGTCTGCATCGGCGGCTTGACACCGAGCTCGACGGCGGTCAGCAGGTCCTTCTCCATGAGCTGCAGGGCCTTGGCATCGCCTTCGGCGTACCACCCAGGGCCCTTGCCGTAGGCATCATTGCCCGTGATGATGTAACGAGCGACCGGCACCGGCCATTCCTCGAAGCCACCGAGGTAGAGGAACTCGTCCTCGTCACTCTCCTCGAGGTAGTAAGCCGACAAGTACGGCATGTAGATGCTGCCGAGCTTGTCCGGCGCGGCCAGGCGGTTCGGTGTGACGAACCAGACGACGCGATGCACTGCCCGCACGCCAGCGCCGTTGTCGATCTCGTCACGCACGGCCTGCGTGACGTTCTCGCGGCCAAACTTGTCGACAAGCTGCTGGGCGCTCATTTTCATGCGATGCACGAAAGTGTTGACAAGACTGTCCGGCCCACACTCGTAGGCATAGCTGCCAACCGGGTAGGCCGTGAAGTGGACGCCGTAGCGGCTGTCCGGGAAGATGCCGAGCGGTGCCTGGCCGAATGCCAGCTCTAAGTAACACGAATGAATGGCGGTGTAGAAGTTCGACTTCTCGAGAACGTCGTTCATGATATCCATGCGCTGATCCAGAAGCTTGCCGACGTTCGAGTTGTCGGTGAGCTCTTTGTTCGAGAAGCTCAGCCGGAACCACTTACGCGACGGCGGCGTCAAGCCACTCATCACACCGGCCGCGAAGATCTGGTTCGCCTGCCAGGTCGTGCTGTTGTAGATATGTCGGTCCTTGCGGTCGGCCATCGTCTGCTCGTCGTCACGGTCGTCGAAGTAACCGATGTACGGCAGCTGATAATCCCGGATGGCTTTCCAGCGTGTCTCGTATGCCGTGCGCTTCTGCAGCATGGCACTGACCTGCTGCCGGATACGCCGCTTCGAGATGTTCAGCCGCCTGCCGACATCTGACATCTTGACGAGTGAGATGCCGCCCGGCGGGAGCCTCGCTCCCTGCTTGTCTCGTTCCATGCTGCTCCTCCTTATCCGAGCGTTCTCCTGACGCCGCTGTCACTGTGGCTGTTGCCGAGACTCGACAACAGGCTGTTGCGGTCGCTCGAGAGTACTGTTGCACTGCGGCCCTTCTTGCGTTTCTGCTCTTTGCTGATTGCAGCTGTCGTCGCCGCTTCATCCGTTGGTACGACTGTCGTCGGTGCCGGGTCTACTTTTGGCGGCGTATAGCTGCCTCCACCTCCACCAGAACACATGGCGCTCACCTCCTTCCAGTAGCTCGGTGTCCGAATCGGACACATGCCATGCTGATTTCCTTCGGTGTCCGAATCGGACACATCGTCAGAAGGGATTGTAGTCTGTATTGCACGTCGCACCTGAGCCATGCACGGCTTCTTTCGGCACGACGGGATAAGAGAACGTCAGCGCCAGAGAGTCGGCCACGTCCGGCGACTTGCCGATCCGCTCCTTTATCTTCTCTTTGGGTTCGAGTTTCATGCGATTCGCCGCATCGAAGCTGTACTCTGGCGTGACGAGTTCTGTCTTGAGTTCGGGCATGTCGGGAAGCGAGCCGCCCGCCTGCATCCACTTGCGCATGGCATCCCACATCTCTGCCCGCTTGTTGACGTAGTGCGCTGGTTCCAGGGCCTTGCCGCCGAATGATACTTCGGTCACGTCGTAGCCGAGCTGCCGACAGCGATCGATGACGCCTTCGCCGCGGCCGGAGTCGACAAAGACGGCGTCCGGCTGGAAATCATTAATCTCTTGGATGAGCCTTGCTGCGAAGTCCATGTTGCTGATGGCATGGAAGACTTTGGGCTTGTAAGCCACGAGGCCCTGACGGCGCGTAATGGCGCAGGAGTCGTTGCCGAAGCGTGCGACGTCGACGCCGAGGATGCGCGGTGCTCCAAGGATGTCTGCTTTCTGGTAGACTTTCTTGCAGGCCGCCGTGACCATGTCAATCGTGATGAGGATGTTGAAGGCCGAGGCAGTGAAGTCACAGTAGAGTTCCTGCCGGATTCCCTCTTCGCTCATGTCTCGCTTCATTGCCTCAAGTTCTTTCGGCCCCAGTCGGCCGCCCGGCGCGAAGACACCAGACTCATCGGCGCGGTACATGCAGCAGTACCAGTCCGGCTCGCGCTGTGCCTTCTGGTAGATCTCGTAGAACTGGTTCTGTCCTTTCGGCGTGCCGATGAAGATGCACCAGCCGTTGCGGTCAGCCAGTGATGGACGGATGACTTCGTCCCAGAGCTCCGGCTTGATCTGTGCGTACTCGTCGAGGATAGCTCCATCCCAGTACGTGCCGCGCAAGTTGTCCGGATGGTCGGCACCGATGATGTAGATGCGGCCGCCCTGTGCGCCTTTGTAGCGGCTCGGGAACTCGAGGAAGAGGTCCGACTCGTTGATGCGGACGCCGGGGATGACGTGCGTGTAGTACTTCAGGTAGTTCCAGGCGATGAGCTTGGCTTGGTTGCGGAACGGTGCAACGTAGGCATACATCGGAGAACGCTGATGATTCTGCACGCACTTCTTGATGATGTGGTTGACGGTCCCGACGGTCTTGCCAAAGCGGCGATGAGCAACGATGACGGAGAAGCGGTGGCTCTCAAGTGCCGGATGGATGGTCTTTTTCCAGAGCGGCTCCGGCCGGTACGGTATCGTGATCCGTTTCTTCTGCGCTGTCATCATCGTCGTCATCTCCTTCCCAGGCGAGCTCTGCACCGCCATCTCCTACGGTCTCCTGTTGGACGCGGTCCTTGTATTTGTCGGGGAATGCTCCCTTGAGCAGCATCGCGAGCAGTGTGTCTGAGTATTCGATGCGCGTCGCGATCCTGTCGCCCTTGTAGTAGACGCCGCGCTCGCAGCCCTCGACGGCTCGTCGGTAGGCTTCTTCTTCAAGCAGGTCATTGGCCATAGCGCGGGCACGGTTGAAGGCAATGGCGTAGTTGGAATCGCTGTGCAGCCAGAGGTAGTGGGTCTGGCGCGAGATGCCCATGGCCTGAGCTGCCTTGGATATCGTCCCGCAGTCTACCAGATAGTTAAGAAAACGATTCTTGTCTCTCTGCGGTACAAACTTGTAAAGTTTCTTCTTCATCGCCAGCACCTCCTTTGCCTTGTATTTCAATGGTTTTCACGCTCTCTCCCGCGTCAGTTTTTTCTCCGTTCCTGCCTGTCAAGTGATTCCCACGGAAAAAGCCCCGCGGCTTGCTCAGCTCGCGAGGCTTTCTATGGGTTGGTCTGTTATTATCTTACCATGCGGATTCTGGAATAACGTGCTGCCCTTTTTTATTTTTTCCGCAGACGGGCGGCAATCTCGGCTGTCCGGCAGATCATGTCCTTCCACCAGACCTTGAGCGTCCGCTCGCCCATCCAGAACGAGCGGCCAGGGTACCGGCTCTCCATCTCTTCGGCCAGCCGGTGTTGCACGCGGATGACCCAACCATGCCGCCCGCGGGAGAAGCCGTTGCCCTTCTGCTTCTCGGCATCGCGCCGCAGCCGCAGGAAGAGCTGCTTCTCTTCAGGCAGGCTTTGTTCCAGGATCTCGACCGCCCGCAACCAATGGGCGGCCCGCGCATGAGTATCGTAAAAGATGCCCCGCTCTGCTGACGCTGCCGTCGGATCACGGCCAGCCGTTGTCTTGTAGACGTATTCCGCCCGCCGCTTCGCGTAGTCCTTCCGCTCCCGCGCATAGGAGAGCAGATAGTGTTCCGCCTGGCGGTGGTCTTCTTCGATGGCCAGCGCAATCCGCTCGGCTTGTGCTTTGGCTGATTCCTCGTCCATCTGCTCCTCCTTTCTGGTCAGTCTTTCTTGTCATCCTGCTCCATCTTCTTGCATCGCGCGGCCAGTTGGTCCCGCTCTTCTTTCAGAGCAGTCATGCGCTTCTTGCAGCGGTCCAGACGTGCTTCCATGATCTTGCTGTCCTGCATCCAGCTGTCGGCCATCTGCTGCAGTGCCCTGTCCAGATGCTCGGCTCTGGCTTTCTCTTTCCGCCAGAGCGTGGTCGTCAGGCAGAACATGGCCGCAAAGAACAGGATGTTGAACAGCATCCCGGTTTCATTCCCCGTCATCGCTCTCACCCTTCCTGAACCGCAGGCCGTTGTCTCTGCGGGCATTGTGATGATTGACGTAGTCCATGAGCTTCTGCCGTGCCGCCTCGGTACAGCCGCACCGCTCCATGAAGCTGGTGGCCGCTACCTGCAGGTCGACGCATTCTTCCATGAGCTTCCACCAGCGCATCGTCCCTTCTTCCTTCGGCAATCCTTCCCGCTCTGCCGCCCGCAGCTTCGCGTAGGCTTTCCCGACTTCATCGAATTCCTCGAGCATCTTCAGGAAGAAGTCTGTCTCGGTCCATTCCTTGTAGAGCGGCCCGTTGCAGGGATGCGGGAGGATACATCGTTTCTGCATACTCATTTCAAGCCCCTCTTTCTGCGTGCCAGCTCTTTCTTCATCTCGTCGCAGACGCGGATGATAGTCTTGGCTTCCTGGCTCTTGATGGTCCCTGACCGGAAGTCCGTCAGGGCTTTCTGACGCCGTGCCTCGTTCTCTTTCTCCGCCCGCAAGATGTCGAGCTCCGTCATGTTCTTCTTCAAGCGAATCATTCCCATGCCAACCAAACCTCCTGTTCGCTTACCGCTTCGTCCTCTCGCTGCGCGTCTCACTGTCGCCTGGGGCCCAGTTCGAGATCCGCAGTTTCTGCAGCGTCTTGTGTGCCCGCCAGAGATTGTAGAGGATCAGCAGGCAGGCCACAATGCCGAGTGCCACGAGTATCATCATGATGCTCACCTCCCTTCTTTGCGCTCGGTGTCCGAATCGGACACATCTTCCGGCTGCTCTTTTTTGGTGTCCGAATCGGACACAATCCCGTCGAAGGGCTCCTGGATTTCCTCGGCCCATTCCTTGCTGACGGTCCAGCCTGCCTGTGGGTAGCTGTAAGGGCAGGTGTTCTCGTCGGCTTTGTAGTTCACGACCTCGACCTGGTAGCGGTGCAGGAATTCCTTCCAAGCGCAGTGCCGGAAGTTTTTGCCCGAGCAGACGCCGCAGAGTCGCGGCATGATGCATTCACAGAGGTCCTCGAAGTCGGACATGGAGAGATGCAGGGTCTTCTTCATCCGAGCAATCTCCTCGACACGACGCTTGGCTTCCCGCTCCGGCACGAAGACGACGCAGAGCTGGCTTGCCGCCCGCTTCATCTGCTTGGCGGCATCGAGGTCGATGAGGTTGTAGCGGCGGGCAATGGCTTTCTCGAGGAAGGTGTGGCTCATGCGCAGGTACTTCATGAATTCCTTGTCGAGGTCGCTGACTTTCTCGTAGCTCTTGATGGCCTCGCCCTCGACCATCACGAGGGCCATGAGCCGGGCCATGCTCTCACGTTCCCGGCTGGACAGATACCGATTCATGCCTGTTCCTCCTTCACGAGATCCATGAGCTGCACAAGGACCTGTGCGGCCTGCTGCTGTTTTTCGGCCAGGCTCTTGCCCCATGTCTCCGCCCCGTACTTTCCTGCCAGCTTCTCATGGCGTTGGCGCAGTTCCTCGAGTTCGGCAAGCAGGATGGCCGCGACCGATACCTGCTCCTTGCGGCAGCCCTGCTGGACGTTGCATGGCTTCTCGCAAATGCGGCAACAGGACTGACACTCCGTCGCGAGCTTGCACTGCTCGCATGGCGTCATGTTCTCGATGCCGACCATCTCCATCTTCTTGACGAGCTTCTCGTGGTGCTTCGGATGGAGAGAGCGGTAGGCCGTCTTCGGCTTTTCTTCCTCGGCCTTCGCGGCCTTTGCGACATGCTGCAGGGATACCTTGCCTTCCTTGCCGAGCGTGTCTGCGACCTTCTTCTGCTCTGCGGCATCGAGTCGGCTTGCCTCGTAGGCCGCGCTGATACCCATGCGCCCCTCGTGGAATGCCTGCTTGAGCTCGGGATCCTGCAGGTTCTCTGCGATGGCATGGTAGCGGGCAAGCTGGCCGGAGCTTGTCGAAAGCATCTTGCTCACGATGTCGCGGATGCGCCCTTCGACTCTGCCTGCTTCCTGCATGCGTTTGAGGACGGCCGTCAGGTGCTCAGCCTGCCTGACTTTTTCAGCATCGCTGAGCTGCCGGGCCGTCGAGTTTGTCAGGAGCAGCATGAGGGCGAGCAGGTCCTTGTCCCGCTCGTTCTCGATAATGCAGTTGACCTCGCTGT